GTGCAGGTCGTTCTCCCCGCCGTCGACCTCGCTACCACCTCGACCAACCTCAACCGCTTCCGCTGGCTCAACTACATCGGTCACCGCCTCATCAAGGTTGTGGAGCTCGAGATCGGTGGTCAGCGCATCGACCGCCAGTATGGTGACTGGATGCAGATCTGGACCCAGCTCTCCCAGGATGCGGGTACCATCGACGCCCTCGATGACATGATCGGCAACACCCACGACCTCGTTCTCATGAAGAACAAGACCGGCTATGCCCTCGATGCCTCTTGCGCGGGCTCTGAGCTCACCAACTCCTGCGCCCCCCGCGCCGGCACCCCCGCCAAGACCCTCTACATCCCCCTCCAGTTCTGGTTCTGCCGCAACCCCGGTCTTGCGATCCCCCTGATCGCCCTCCAGTACCACGAGGTGCGCATCAACGTCGAGTTCGAGCAGTGGATCAACTGCACCTACTACGAGATTGCCTCCGGTCAGTCTGCCCCTGCCACCTCCATCCAGTCCCTCACGGCTGCCTCCCTCTACATCGACTACGTGTACCTCGACACGGAGGAGCGCCGCCGCTTTGCCCAGCAGACCCACGAGTACCTCATCGAGCAGCTCCAGTTCACTGGCGCCGAGTCGATCACCTCGTCCAGCAACAAGATCCAGCTGAACTTCAACCACCCCGTCAAGGAGCTTGTGTGGGTTGTCCAGCGCGACTCGTTCGTTGACTGCACCCCCAACCAGAACTTCATCCAGGAGGTCAACGGTTGCCAGCCCTTCAACTACACGGATGACTTCACCACGGAGGGTGTCGTCATGGATGTTCTCGGTCGCGGCTCCCTCGGTGGTGGCGCGAGCACCCTCAACATCCCTACCACTGCCTCGGACGGTCCTTCTGGTCCTTACCTCCCTGGTCTCGGTATCCAGTCTGGTCCCTCCTTCGCCGGTGCGTCTTGGCTTGACTCGATCGACAACGCTGGTGCCCAGGTCTTCGAGGACACCACCAACTACCTCCTCGCCAAGGTCATCCTCTCCTCTGGCGTCAAGTGCGAGGGCAAGAACCCCGTCGAGGTTGCCAAGCTCCAGCTCAACGGTCAGGACCGCTTCACGGAGCGCGAGGGTCGCTACTTCGACCGCGTGCAGCCCTACCAGCACCACAGCCGCACCCCCCAGCGCGGCATCAACGTGTACTCGTTCGCCCTCCAGCCCGAGCAGCACCAGCCCAGCGGCACCTGCAACTTCTCCCGTATCGACAAGGCGACCCTCCAGCTCACGGTGTCCGTCAACACTGTCCGCTCTGGTCGCACTGCCCAGGTCCGCGTGTACGCCGTCAACTACAACGTCCTCCGCGTCATGTCCGGCATGGGTGGTCTTGCCTACTCCAACTAAGCAGGTTAGCCCTGCAAAGCTGGTAGTTGTGGTGGAATGGTAAACATATAAAATCATAAAAACCGGGGGAAACCCCACACCTGAGAGAGGAGCTCCTCGTTCAGGTGTTTACACACCAATACGAGGTCTAGGTATGGAGCCTATCTACACAGAGGACTGGTTTTCGGGGAACATTGGAGTCTGGCAGCAGGTGCTCGGTGCATTCAAGGACAAGCCAGTCCGTGGGCTTGAGATCGGATCGTTCCAGGGTCGGTCTGCTCGCTGGCTGATGGAGAACATCTTGACCCACCCCGAGTCACGTCTGGCATGCGTCGATACGTTCGAGGGGTCCGTCGAGCACAATGAACACCACCTCCGCAACCTCCGCGCACTGTTCGACCACAACCTTGCACCGTTCCGCGAGAAGCTTGACCTTCTGGTTGGGAATAGTCAGCAGATCCTTCGTACTTACACCACTCCGGTTGACCTTGCATATGTCGATGGCGACCACCATGCATTTGCTGTCCTGGAAGACGCAATCCATGCCTTCCGCGTACTCAAGCCCGGCGGGTTCCTCATCTTCGACGACTACCAGTGGTATGGATGCCCGCGCGACATTGACAATCCCTACATGGCGATCGACACGTTTCTCAGCTTCTACCGCGACAAGATCACGGTCGTCTACAAGGGGTACCAGGTCGTTGTTCAGAAGACGAGTGAATGAATAGCCGTTACATACAAGGCATGGAGACGGATGTACTCATTGTAGGAGCAGGGCTATCGGGGGCAACACTCGCAGAGCATTTTGCAAGGGTCCTGGGACGTACGGTTCTCGTCCTGGACAAGCGCGATCACCTTGGCGGAAATGTATACGACTACGTAGATGACCAGACTGGGATTCGAGTCGGAAAGTATGGCATTCACATGTTTCATACGAACGATGAGGGGGTGTGGACTTACCTTCAACGCTTCGGAGAGTGGAGCCGGTATGACCATAAGGTCCTGTCGTACATCGACGGTCGGTATGTACCCGTCCCCGTCAACATGAACACGGTGAACCTGCTCTGCAATGAGACACTGCAGACGGACGAGGACATGAAGAAATGGCTCTCCGATCACCAACTCCCATGCGAAGATCCAAAGACAAGTGAAGAGGTCGCTCTCGCAAGAGTGGGTCGAACTCTCTACGAACGTCTATTTCGCCCGTACACCGTGAAGCAGTGGAATAAGGATCCCCGAGACCTGGACGCAAGTGTTCTTGCCAGAATCCCGGTTCGATGCAACGTTGATGATCGCTATTTCACAGATAGGTACCAAGCCCTGCCAGTGAATGGCTATACGTCTATCGTAGAACGAATGCTCGATCATCCAAAGATAGAGGTACGGCTCCAAACGAAATGGGAAGACGTGCGCGACACGATCCGCTACAAGGTGCTCCTCTTTACCGGTCCAATTGACCAATACTTTGCAGAACGCGGGCTCCCTCCACTCGAATATCGGTCCCTTGCGTTTCAATGGGAAACACACAAGACACCTGGGTTCTATCAGCCTACGAGCCAGGTGAACTATCCAGACCCAACCGTCCCGTTTACTCGAATCGTGGAATACAAGCACCTACTCAATCAGCAATCCGACTACACGATTATAACGAAGGAAACGAGTAGCGATACCGGAGAGCCCTACTACCCGATTCCAAACCAAGAGAACCAGGCATTGTATGAAACGTATCGCACGCTTGCAGCGTCAACCCCCGACGTTCACTTTGTCGGACGCCTTGCGAACTACAAGTACTTCAATATGGATCAGGCGATCCGAAATGCGATGGACTATTTCGTTTCCCATTTTATTTAGATAACCATGTGGACATATATAGAATGAATGTCGTTCTCCTGTGCGGAGGGAAGGGGACTCGTCTTGAGGGGCTTGACCTGCCAAAACCCCTCTGTACCTTACGAGGGCGGTCGCTTCTCTTCCACGTGCTAGAAGCGCTTCCTCGGAGCATAAAGACGATCACGATATTTTACAGCGCTGCACTTGATCGTGTTCAATTCCAGCGTACGGTCATTCATACGTGCCATACCCTCCCGTATGACATTCGCTTTGTTCGCCTAACAGCCGAAACTCGAGGACCTGTTGAAACTGCTTACGCATGCCTCAACAAGACCAACTTCCTTTCGACGGATCCAGTATTGTTTCTTGATAACGACTCTGTTACCAAATTCTCCGTCGATGCCATCGAGTCTTCGTACCTGAGCCTAGGGACGTTCCACACACAGGACTCGTCGTCTCCCTATTCCTATGTCAAAGTAGACAACGGTAACGTCGTTGAGATCAAAGAAAAGGTAGGGATCTCGACCACCTACTGCACGGGGCTTTACTACTTCCCTAGCATAGACTCCTTTTACTCTCTCCGGAATGCACTGCTCGCAGATCACCCAGACAAGCCCGAATACTTCATGAGCGATCTCTATGCGCTGGCAATTCGACGTGGGGACTGTGTGCGCGAACTCCCTTGCATCGATAACATCCCACTCGGAACGATTCGCGACATCCGGGAGAACATCGGGCGTGTCACCCCATATTCTATGCGCATCTGCTTCGACATAGACAACACCATCCTTACCAACTCTGAACGCAAGGGGACGCATAGTGGGATTGAACCCATCCCAGAGATGGTTTCGATGATACGAAAGCTGCACAAGGACGGGCATACGATCGTACTGAACACAGCGAGAAGCATGGAAACATGCAACTCAAACCCAGGACTTGCTGCGAAACGGGGGATGTTGAATGTATTGACAACCCTGGAGCGGTATGCAATCCCGTACGACGAGATCTATTTTGGGAAGCCTTGGGCTCACGTCTACGTAGATGACAGATGCTGGAATCAGTACACGAACCCGTCGTTTAGCGAGTGGACGTTCGGGTATACGTCTCCTATGCGTATTGAACGCGGGTGTTCGAACAATCAGAACACGCTTTACAAAAAGGGGTCTGTCTTGGTGAAAGAAGGTCCTGCTTCCTCTCTTGCCGGTGAGATCTACTACTACAAACATCTTCCGAACCTTCCCTATTTTCCAGCCTATTATCGTTCGACCCCTACGATCCTGGAGATTGAGTTCATCGAAGGGCAAACGCTCAGTCGTCTGTTTCGGAACTATCTCCTCACCCAGTCGCTGGTAGACAAAGTCTTTGCAGCTCTGCGTACGATTCATGCATGTCCAACGAATGAGCCCCTTCCGTCTTCATCCGATGTTCTCGATACGTACATTGGAAGCCTAGACAACCATCGCAAAGAGTCTCCCGATGTGTATGACCTCGATAGCTTCGAAGAGCGGCGCACGATCATAAAGGATGTTCTCGATTCCTATGTTGGGTCGGATCGGCTTAGGATTGTCCCGCTCGTACACGGAGACTTCTGGTTTGAGAACATATTGGTCTCTTCAACGGATTCGATCCGGACCGTTGACATGCGGGGAAAAGTGGGGTCCACCTTCACGGTCTGCGGGGACCCGATGCTCGACTATGCAAAGCTTTATCAGAGCATACTTGGCTTCGACTTTGCTATCCACAACGAGTCCTATAGCCCAGCTTATGAATCAACCTGCCGGGAATGGCTTGCGTCGGTTCTCCCCATTCCCCTTGACAACCCCGTCTTGGAGGCGATCACTGCGTGCTGTATTCTGAAGTCATTCTTCTACTTTTCCGATCGATCGCGGATTACCCCTGTCTACCAGCTTCTCGACAAGCTTCGCATCTTCCATCAAGCAAAGTAGTGCTTCCGCCAGTTCTCGCGCAGGATATACATGTCCACCTTCCCAGGGTCTAGGTGATGGATTGGCACTGGGATGCGCAACTTGACGACATCCTCTGCATTCCATGCGCGTGCGACGGTTTCGTTGTACTCTTCGATGGAGGGGAAACACCACGTACGCCAAAGAACGTCGAACGTTGTGAGTGCAAACCAATCCAACCCGTCTCCTTTTTTGGCAATATATGCATTGCCAGCGTTGGCAAGAAGGGTTCGGAGATAGTCGGGATGAAACCGAAACACTGAGTCAGTGCGAATTCGAATCACAATATCCGTGTCCTCGACATAGGGACGGGCGAGTTCACAGACGCAATGGACTCCGTAGAACATCTTGTAGATTCTAGACGTCCATCCGTCCAACTCCGAACCGAGCTCTACCTGCTGCCGAGTCCTTGCGTGGATCATCTGCTGAACAAACGCATCAGTCGGTTCCGGCATCTCAGAGGAAAAATCAACCGTACTGCGGATCGTATCGGTCAGTTGTCCACTCCACGTCGACAGGAATATAGAGCAATTCGGAATTTGGTCGCGTATGGTTTTGACCACCGACAGAACTGCTTGTTCTGATGGACGTATAGGTCCGCTCATTAGAATTTTGACGGACTGCTCCATATATCGATATGACTTGGGGCACTGTAAGTGTGTTTATTAGTCCTGATGGATTGCAGTTCGAAGATCATGGAGGGTATGAACATCGAAA